CAAACTATTTTTTGCGTGTTTCAAAATGATTTTTACGGCAAAAAGAATCACTATTGTGTCACCTGAAGACTTCCAAGATTTTATGCCAAGTAGCGGCGAGGCTTCCCCCCACAAGCGCGGCGGCGATTGAGATCAGCATAATTGCCCCCACGCCGCGCTCTTTCCATTTGTTAAAATCCGCCGTATTCTTCTCAACCTCTTTTAATCGTTCCGACATAATCGAGCGTTCCTTTTCCGCCGCCTCTTGCCGTCGTTTAATCTCTTCATGGCTTTGTCTTATCTCTTTAAACTCAAGACGATCCCTTTTTTGCTCTTCCAAAATCAAGGCGGTTGTCGCTTCAATGCGCCCTAATATTCTGGATATATCCCGTTCACTCATTTCTTAAATTCCTTTTACTGCCAGCATTTTTGCTTCATTCCAAATTTATCCGTTGCCACAACCCAGCGTGACAAATCCGGCTCAACTTGCACCAGCCGCACCGGTTCATTCACTCGTGGCGGCTTCTGCCACCCCGCGCATGAGGGCGGCACATTCTTCACGCACGCCCCCAAGAGCAAGGCACAAGGCAACAGGATCAAGATTTTTCGTTTCATGATTGATTGTCTCTCTAGGACTCAACCGCCGCTTTAAGCAACGCTTCACGCCCATGTTGACGGCCTTGCCAATATCCACCGGCAAAAATTCCAGCCAAAGCCAAAACCACCACCCCGATTTTATAAGGCCAATTCATGTGCCTTGCCCTTTCTTAGTGTCCCTGTTCGCTTGCGCTCACCGCCTCTTGTTGCCTTTGTCGCCGCACAAACCACCACGCACCACATAAGCACGATACCACCATCACAAAGGCCAAAGCATATTGAAGTACCCCGTCGCCCGACAGCACCCCGCCAAGGCCAGATAATGCCCC